GGTGCTCTTGGCACCCTGCCAGGGCGCGACCCTGACTTCGTGTTTTGGTTTCGATGCCTTGGCATCTCGCTGTCCTTTTCAATAAGAACAAAACTTATTGGGTGCCCATGCACCCACTGTTGTTCAGTTGATTACAGGCCCATACAATGGACTTCCAGAAAACAGCCGGATCGATCGATCGGCTGCGGACATACGGAAACGAGAAGATCTCAGTTGGATAAGTGTGGACACATTCGTCCTCTTTAACCAACTCGCCACGTCTTTGACAGCGACCAATCCTTGGGATGGGCGCGATCGGTGGGTGGGTACAGACACGGAACCGCTTGGGTCCACGTGCCAGAGATCTGATCTCAGGTTTCCGAAGTCGGTACTCCTCGGGTCTTCCCCTGGGAGTTTCTGAGAGTATCGGGTCTGCTTTGTCACCCGGAATTTTTGGGGCGTACGCAGACTCGTGTATCCATTCTTCTTGGAACGGCAAACGGTAACGTTTCTCGGTGGGAGTCTTTTCTTCCACGGCCACAATCGCAAGCGATTTGAGTGGCCCCGCTTCACGGAAACTGTTGCACAAGGCAGATGCCAAGTTCAACTGGTGTCTCGTGACGTCGACGAGAGGTCGTCCATCCTCTTTCTTAGGGATTTCGCTAGGCTTCCAAGGAAGCTCGAATCCAAGACCTCCACGTTCGCGTGGGAGGAAGAGATTGAGGATGCCGTCTTTTGTCCAAGTCATGGGCTTGATGGTTGATCGATGGTAATACAGAAAGCGCTTCAAGAATAGCTCTTTGTTCTGTGCTCCTCGTATCGAAGAATTAAACTTGTCCCAGATGGGCTTGTATTGAAAGTCAGTACGACCGTCAACCTTCGATTTCAGGAGTGCTCCGACGTTTATGCCCTTGTACTTCTTGAAGTAGGCACGTCCGGATTCATTACCTTCGACCCACAACTCTGAGTCAATTGTGAACACTTTTGGATGAAAATAATTCTTGCCAACGGACTTCTTAAGCCCAAATTGCTTGATTGTTTCAGACCATAGTGCATAATGCTCATGAGTTGTTTTGAAAAGGATATCATCACCGTGTATGAGACAGGGGACCTGGTTCACAGAGAATGTGCGACCGTAGTGGTCCTCTAGGCTCTGCCAGTAGGCGACGAAGTTGATGACACATAAGATAGGAAAGGAAAGAACCGATCCCATCAGTTGTCCATTAACTTGCTGAACGTCCGGAATGTCAGTCCCCTTGGGATACTGAACTAACTGTTCGTAAAGCTCGTCGCGGTAGAGTCTCTTACAGGCCTCACTTACTCTGTCAGGTGACGTGCATTCGAGCAACGTCTCCAGAGCGGCCTTTGTGTGATGAATAGAGATGGAGTCAGTGGCGGACTTGTAGTCACCTGAACACCACCACAAGGGTGTGTCCGGTGTATTCTTGTCTTGTCCTCGATGTAGCCGTTCGCAGGCTGAATTGAGCCACGCGATCATTCGTTGATCGGTGCTGCACTTGTTCAGCTTGAACTGTTGGAATCTATCCAAACAGTCGGCCATCTCCCTTTGAAGGGACTGACTCAGCCACTTTCTGTGGCAAGGTCCTTTGGTAATTGTTCTCAATTTCAAAGGTTCGACGATGCCTTCCACCGTAACCGTTCGGTTTTTGGGATCGTTCTCATCATATTGCTCCATCACTTCCGTCCAAGACGGGGAGTAATATTGCCATTTGAGAAACGTATCACCAGAAGGTGAAAGACATCGAGTCGGAACTGCCGGAACCCTGTCCATGTCCAAGGATTTGGTCCAAGTCCATAGGGGGCCGGCTGTGTCAACCTTTTCCGTATTCAAGAAAGCATCTTGGATGCCGATACGGGCAAAGAATTGCCACAATTGTCTATTGACAATAGCTGACTGGATCGCAAGTTCGCGATCGTCGAACATTATGTTTTGTTCAAAAGCGTATTGACTACCACCTCCTTCTTTCCTGGTACACTCAAGAGTGGATGCAGGACCTGGAGGTTTGAACAGAACAGGTTTGAACTTCAGCCAACGCTCACCCCAGCGCCCAAGGGTCCAAAGCCGCTTGTACATCATCTTATGACGTTCAGTGGCCGGAGGACCAGCGCAAGGAGTTTGCATGGTTTCGCGGTGCTTTTTGTACTCCGCGATAATGAAGTCTCTCGAAATTGGTTGACATGCCTTCTTCACTCCTTGAAGTAAGTTGAAGGCATTCCGTATATTTCTTATAGCTTTGGTGCCTGGTAGGCACCTTTGATGCATGAATTTTCGGAATTTACCAGAGAAAAACACGGGTTTCCTGGACCTGTCCGGTGTTTCCGGCAGGGTTTCACCCAGGATTTGTGACATCGGTGCGCTAGCGTAATACTTGATCCAGGCCGTTTGTTGACTCTTCTCAATTTTTATGAGGTGTCTGAACGGTGTGGTCGCTGTGTGAAAGTCGAGCTTCCTTGCCTTGGCATAGGAGTCTTCGATCACACTCAAGTATCCACAGCAGAAGTCTGCTGCGGCTTGCCATGATTCACAGTCCCCAATTGTAGGAACTAAGATCACGTCTGAGTAGTTGAGTCCCGTCGGTGTCACATCGACGTCGGATTCAATCTTGCTTGGGGGATTCTGGGTTGTTACAGTACCCAGCTTCGTGGTTACCCTCTCCAGGGCGACACTATCGAGCAAACTTTTCGGCAGTTTAACTAGCCAATTGAAGTTTTTTCGCGTGTTTGCCACGAACGCTAAACAACCGCCTCCACCACCAAGGTGGGGGGGAGCGGTTGAATCTGTCCATCTACCAACGATGGATTGGGCAGTTATCCTATTCAAGAATTGCAAAGCATTTATCGGGGCGGAGTCCCCATGCGTGTTCTTATGCATTCTGAACAAGGGCCACTACGGGCC